TTTCTATCTCCGTTAATTCTTTTAATTTGTCCTTAGTTTTGTATACTGTTTCATTATGGTCTATCAAGTTTTTTAAAAACAATTCAACTAATAATTTTTTCTGCGGAGTTAGTGACAAATCTTTAATTTCTACAGGCTTACTTAAATGTGTTTCTAGCCGATTGATTTTAAATTCTAAAAACTTTTCTTTTGCTTTATAATATTCATAATTATATTCGCAGTTTTCATATTTTTCAAACCAAGGGCCTCCTTCTGTGTAGTGTAAAAACTTAGGCTTGCCATCTTTAGGTTCTTTATACCATCCTACTAACCAATTCCATTCGTGACTTAGTTTGCCAACTTCTTTGTCGAGAAGCCAACTAAATCTGTGTAGATATGCACCGCTAATAGTTTCAGTATTAACTAATTCTTTGGTTAATTTTTTATTGCTAGGATGTCCACAATTAACTAGCATCATACTTGACCAATTCTTGCGTGGATAAACAGTTTGCACTTGTCCGTCCATCTTAGTGCCTTCTTTAGGAGTATAGTCGTGCTGGGCACACATAACAGCATATTTGTCATTTGCTTGTGCAAATAGATTGGCAACGTCTTCTAATGCTACAAAGTCGCAGTCTATGAATAATGCCCATCCGTCGAACTCTGTAAGTTCTGGTAATAAAAATCTTGTAAAAGTAAATTCTGTACTAGCTAATTTATCTTCGTCGCGCCAATACATATCTTTTTTACGTAATGTTTTTTGCTTTAACGGAATAATTTCTACAGGAACACTTGTAGTATCTAATATACTTTGACGTGCTACTTGATAAGCAATTTCTTCTCGGCTGTCCCAACCAATAAAGATTTTTAAAGGTTTAATTTCTTCGTTCAATATCTTCCTCCACACAATTTGTGCCGTATTGTATTTCTACTAATTTTAAATCTGTATCGTGTTCGTTAGCAAGTTGATGCCATTGACCTACAGGTATATGCAACGATCTATGTTGTTCAAATACTCCGTGTAATTCAACATCTGAACTACTATCTAAGGTATATACTGTTGCTGTGCCTTCTGCAATAAACCAATGTTCTGATCGTTCTTGGTGTCGTTGCATACTAAGTTTGCCGCCAGGTGGTACTGCTAATTCTTTTACTTTAGTATGTTTATTGTATTCGTGTATCACTCTATAATATCCCCACGTTCTTTCAGTCTTAGGCGCTTTCCACTCTTCTAGTATCCAGCTCGAACTGTTAGCTTTGTTTTCTCCACCGACACCAAATACAAACTCTACACCTTCAACAGCCATCTCAGGAATGTTTTCAGAGGTTCGGTCGCCGCCATTGGCAAATATTATTTTATCGTTGGGATAGTGTGCTTTAACTTGTTTTATAAAATTTATAGCAGAATCATCATCGTCTATAAATGTAAAAACTTCGTCTACCATTTGTAAGTTGTTTACAATGCATAGGCGTTCATTCCAAGGCATAAATGCCCTGCCCTTTTTACGCTCAAGCCATTCGTCTGAATTTAGGCCAACGATTAATCGATCGCCTAATTTCTTTGCTTCTTTGAAATAGGCAATATGCCCACTGTGCAGTGGATCAAATCCGCCTGTAACTAATACTACTTTGTTCATAAAGATATTTACTTACTACCATCCAAAGATGTAGTCCTTTCTGACATTAGTTAGTTCTTTTGCACCTAATGATTTCAAATATGCTCCTGCATCGTAATTTGTATCTGCTTGTTGTTCGCAAACAATAATAGGCTTGTATTTCAATATTGTTTCTGTAGCACCTTTAAGTACTTCTAACTCGTGACGCTCGCAATCAATTTTTAGTAAATCAAATTTAGGTAAATCTAAGTCGTCCATTCGTTTGATTTCGATACTACCTGTTCCAACTTCACTAACAAAACTTCCGCCGGTGTTTTCACTGTCATAAACCATTTCAACTACGTCATTTACACTACCAAGCGCAAACTTATTAATGTCAACGGACAGCCCTGCAACATTACGTTCTAGACAACTATACACTTGTTCTAAAGGCTCAAATGCAATCACCTGATTAAATTTTTCAGTAAGTGGCTTTGCCCATAGGCCTACATTTGCTCCAACATCAATTGCTAGATCAAAATTAGTAACATACTTATATGCAACATCTCTCACATCGTCTTGGTATTGTGCAGGGCCGCCATTACGTATGCGTTTAGTAATTAGCCGTTCAAAATGATTATCACTGTCTGGCATCCAATAATTGTAAACCTGTTTCATACTTTCTCCAATATAACAATATATTTTAAAACATATAAGGCTGGACCTTTCTTAACTTTAGCATATCGTTCAGTAGTATCTTCGTGAATAATATTCCATCCTTGTAAATTATCAAGTTTACTTTTCCACCATTCTGGTTTTTCAATTATTAAGTGTGCATTTCTGCCATCACTTAATGCCTTTTTTGCAGGATGACACGCAATAAGATGATATTGATATCTAGTAGTTCTATTACACAAGTCTTGTATTGTAGTATCTAGTAAGTCCGGTTCGATATGTTCTAGTACATCACTACTATATGTAAATTCAACTTGCTCAGGCAATGGGCCGGGGAATGTGGCAGGATCATATGTATGTAATTTAATATTGGGATATGACGTGTTCATTGTTCTACTAGTGAGGCCTTTGCCTGCACCGTAATCTAAGAAGCTAGTAATATTTTTTTCTTCTAATATTCGAACAACTGATTCCGGAATATTTTCGTTTCGTCCAAACGTTTTCTTACTATGTAATATTTTTAATTCTTCTAAGTATTCTTTTGAGTGTGCCATTTAGGTTCCTTATAAACTTGCATCTTCCATTCCAGCAACTCTAAGTTTTACAACATTAGTAATCTGCCATTGTTTTTGATCGAGTCCTTTTAGTAGTCCTAACCATTTATTGCGCATAAGAGCAAACTCGTTAATAATCTTTTCATAGTCAACGACATCTGCCTCACCGTCTACGTATTTTTCAACGTCACGGCTTGACAGAGCTCGTTGATAGTTTTCGAGATATTTCTTAAAGTACGAGCTGCGCAATCTACGCAGCTCGATATTTAAGTAGTTGAGAATTGCTTCAATCTCTTGAAGCTGATTGAATCGATGTTCAACGATACCAGGCATTTCTGCGGCAGCACGTTCAACATTGCCTTTGAGTTTAACTTCAACACGGGCATTAACTAGCTCATCTTCGAAGAACTGTACAGCACTAGGAATTTTAGATATGTCTCGTGATACTTCGCTATACCATCCCATTATTCATCCCAATCTTGTTCTTCGTCTAGTTTATCATCATCGTCGAGATCTAGATAATAGTTAATTGCAATATCTAAAGTAGAATCGTGGCCTAGTGCAGAGATAAAGTGTTCATCTGCTGCGCCAAGATCTGCCATTAGATCTACATATCTTTCAGCTGCCGTCTCGACGTGCCTCT